ATCATATACAGATAAAGTTTACAATAAAGCTATAGATGATATGATAAAAGATAAAGATAGATAATTATGCCATACGGAGACAAAAAATCATATTCATTTTTCAAAATGAAATATCAAGGAAATAATAGTGCTTTTCCTTTTAAATCACCATTAAAGGAAATGGATCTTTTTGGGTTGAAAGCAAGACGAAATAGACGCTGGGCTAAAGAAGATGCAAAAGAAAGACGCGAACAAAGTTTTGTAGGAGGAGGAAGACAATAATGGGATTTAAACTAGGTAAAGAAAGAGGATTAGAAGCTACTAATGGTGAAATCAAAACTAAATTAAGTTTTGGTAGACAACCTAGTGGCGTAGAGTCTATTCCTGGAACGCCTATTATACCTATGCCTTTAGAAGATGGGATTATGGGTGAAGCTAATATGGATGGAAGTATTTATGTTAATGAATTACTCGACCCTAATAGCACTGAATACAGACAAACTATTAATCACGAAATGAGACATGCTACCGATATGAAGATTGGTAAGTTAGCTTACGAAGATGATTATATTACATATAATGGAGAAACTTTTCCTAGAGAAACAAGAGGTGGTAAAGACATGATTAAAGTCGACGGGAAATGGAAGGAAGCTGGAGACACTGGTTTCCCTTGGGAAAACGACGCAAATAACGGAAACGAATAAAAATAAACTATGGCAGGAATAGGAAGTTACAAAAGGAAACCAAAAGGCAGTAGAGGATATAAAATGGCTGGATCACCATTTCCAAAAAAAGCTGGACCAGAGGCCAACCGCACGGCTGGTAGTGACAACGCTCAACAGGATTTTGAAGATAGAGAAGATGCCATTGAGTGGGCTATGAATGACAACGACCTTAATGATGGGGAACACCCAACCGAAAAGCAAATAAACAAAGCCTTGAGAGAGATAAGGGCCGAAAGGAAAGCGGGTTACTAATGGGTATCCTAACGCAAATATTCTCTTCTGGAGCAACTGAACTTGTAAAGGGTGTAGGTGGTATCATAGATAACTTACATACATCTAAAGAAGAGAAGTTAGCGGCTGAATTAAAAGTAAAAGAATTAATCTCCAACTACGAGGTAGAAATGGAGAAAACAATAACCGATCGTTGGAAAGCAGATATGAATTCCGATTCTTGGTTATCAAAAAATATAAGACCAATGACTTTGGCTTTTTTAGTTATATCTACAGTGTTAATGATATTCATTGATGCAGGTACAATTGAATTTATAGTCGAAGACAAGTGGACAGACTTATTACAAATAGTATTAATAACCGTGATCGGTGCTTATTTTGGCGGACGATCACTAGAAAAAGTAAAAAAATAAAATTATGGGACAAAATTCAACAGAGGTAGCTTATGGCTTTGGACAAATAGGTAGTGGGTTTAGTGACGAGGCTGTAGCCGTAACTCCTCCAGCTGGAAAAGTTATAATAGCTATGACATTCTTAGAAGATACTATTTTAAGCGCCATGGTAGCAGATGTACAGGATAACGCTGCTTATTTTAGTCACACAGCAGCTGTTGCTAATAACGGTGGTGGAGCTGCGGAAACAGACGCTGCCACGATTTTTCCTAAAGGAATAACTGTTTATGGTAGATGGACTAGTGTCACTCCTCCAGCGTCAACAACAGGTGGGGTAATATTCTATTACGGTATATAGTGTTAGGGTTAGGAATAGGATTTTACGGAGTTGGTGGTGACATGGATGTTAAGGGCTCGTGGTTACCAACTGACGAATCATCTTTAGAGGCTTGGTATAAGTTTGGAACAGCAAGCGTAAAAACAGGTACTTTTACGTGGCCAGATTCATCTGCAAATACTTATGACATGATACAGGCGACTAGTGGCAATCAACCAAGCCATACGGGCGGACCTGTTGGTTTTACAGCAGCCAATGAGGATCACTTAGCATTGGCCAGTGGTGTCGTACAGTTTGCCGGTGCATTTACTTTTGGCTTTAGAGTAAATCCAAATGCAAACAATGTAATTATTCTAGGAAAAATAGGTAGTACTAGTGAGATGATAAAATTCGGGCCAGGCGCCGACGAAATGAGACTTAAACCCGCTAGTGCAAATGTAGATTTTACCTTATCTTCTGGTGATGTAAAAGATGACGCTTACTGGGTGATATCAAGAGACGGTAGTAACAACACAACAGTATATAAAGATGGCGCGCAGGTAGATAGCGCTCAAACATGCGCTGGAACATTTGATATTAGTCAGATGGGTAGAAGATATCACCCATCAGCAACGAACAACTTTTTCGAGGGGGATATTTACGAAATAATTTTATTTGACAGTACAAGCGCAGACTTAATAGCTAATGTAACGGCTAGACTAGCTGGATTATAAAAACAATTAACTTAAATTAAATTAAATAAACAAAATGGCAACAAAAACAAAGAAAAAAGACAGTACAACCGCAAAGATTAAAGAGCTTAATGGCGTGGAGGATATTAGACCTCAAACAATAACAGAACAAGAGTTAGCAAGTCTACAAGCAGCAATCAAAACAATTGACAACTTAACGGCTGAGGTTGGAAGTATAGAGGTTAGAAAACACTCTTTACTAAAAGCTATGGAAAGCGTACACTCTCGCTTAGAAGCTCAGAGAGTAACTATACAAAAAGAATACGGAACTGATAATATTAATCTTCAAGATGGGACTATTTCTTATCCTGAGACAAATGTTAACCCAAACAATGGCGAAGTTAATAAGGAAGATTAGTATCGGTAAAGATTATAAGAATGACGCCATGCACTATGCCGTAGGGCAAGAAGTGTATGGTGGTCATACTATATGCGATATTATAGAAGAAGACGATAAGTTCTCTGTCTATATCAAAAAAAATAAAGACGTATTGCCTTGGAAAGACTTTAACAAGAACATGGCTGTATCTGTAGAATATAATCTACAATACTAATGAAAAGCGTTTACAACTTTGTTGTAAGGCCAAAAGGAGAAAGATATAACAATACTAAAAAACTAGATGGTGGAGAGTTAATTCTTAACACGGAGATATTCAATCATCAATATGTTAATAGAGAAGCAGTGGTTATATCAACACCTATTGTTGGTGATACAGACATAAAACCAGGAGATACAGTTGTGGTCCATCACAACGTGTTTCGTAGATGGCATAACGTAAAAGGTGTTGAAAAGAATAGTAAAGCCTATTTCAATGAAGATACCTACTTTATAAACGACGATCAAATCTTTTTATATAAAAGAGATGATAAGTGGATAGCTCCAAAAGGATATTGCTTTGTAATACCTTTAAAAGCTACAGATCAGTTTAACACTAAATCCGAAAAACCTTTACAAGGTATTGTTAAATATTCTGATGGTACAGTTGAGGTTGGCGATCTAGTTGGTTATAGACCAAGTAGTGAATATGAGTTTATCGTTGATGGCGAGAGACTATTTCGAGTTTTATCTAATTTTATTACAATCAAATATGAACATCAAGGAAACGAAGAAACGTATAATCCAAGCTGGGCACAAAGCAGTTGAAGAACTTATTAAAGTAGGTGAAGAAGCTATTGTCACTGACTCTGAAGATGATCTAACAGCTGATAAGCTAAAGAATGCCGCAGCATCTAAAAAACTAGCTATATTTGACGCATTTGAGATACTTAACAGAATTGAAGAAGAAGAAAACTTGCTTGAGGGTAAAACACCTGAAGAGGCAAAGGAAAAGACTTTTAAAGGATTCGCAGAAAGTAGATCTAAATAATGTACAATCAAAGTTTAGTTAAGACAGTTGAGCCAGTTAAGAAAACGACAATCAGTCGTCTTAACAAGGGCAAGAAATGGAAGTACGGTTACGATAAAGAACACGATATTATAGTGTTATCTCGCAGCGGTCAAATAGGCGAGATAATAGAAATACAAGGACTAGTTATTGCGCTACCAAAAGCTCCTAAAGAAGCATATAAAGATCCGAAAAACAAATGGGTGAAATTCGAGTATCCCAAGGAGTTAAAAAGAATTAAAAATATATTCGATTGGAGAAACTATCCGGAAAGCAGTAAAGAAAAATGGTACGATTACATAGATGAAGAATTTAAAAGAAGGGAGGAAGGATTCTGGTTCACGAATAATGGTAAACCAACCTGGATAACAGGTACGCAATACATGTACTTGCAATGGAGTAAAATTGATGTAGGTGCTCCAGATTTTAGAGAGGCAAACAGATTATTCTATATATTCTGGGAAGCTTGTAAAGCAGATAAAAGATGTTACGGAATGTGCTACCTTAAAAATAGACGTTCTGGATTTTCTTTCATGTCGTCAGCGGAAACGGTTAATTTAGCTACTCTTGCAGGTGATAGTAGATTTGGTATATTATCTAAAACTGGATCAGATGCAAAGAAGATGTTTACGGACAAAGTGGTTCCTATATCAATTAATTATCCTTTCTTTTTTAAACCTATCCAAGATGGTATGGATCGTCCTAAATCTGAACTTGCTTACAGAGTACCTGCTAGTAAGTTTACACGGAAAAAGATGTCAGCTACAGATGGGTTGGAGGAAATCGAAGGTTTGGACACGACGATTGACTGGAAAAACACTGGAGACAATAGTTATGATGGTGAAAAGCTAGCCTTATTAGTTCATGATGAATCTGGTAAATGGGAAAGACCCGATAATATTTTAAATAACTGGAGGGTTACGAAAACATGTTTACGATTAGGTAGTAGGATTATTGGTAAATGTATGATGGGCTCAACTTCAAATGCTTTAGATAAGGGTGGAGAAAACTTTAAAAAACTATACAATGCCTCAGATG